TTCTGCTAGTAGACATGATAGTTTACAAATAGAGGGTAGTTCATATTATGAAAAAATGAAAGGATTAGATGTTCCTAAAATTATGAATCCGTGGATCATAAATACACCTAAAGGTTATTCCTGTTTATTCTTGCCGCCACTTAATAACCCAGCTCAAGATTATTTTTCAATTGTTCCTGGTATAGTAAACACTGATAAATTCGATCAACATATTAATTTTCCTATTATTTATAATAGTGATAAATATTCAGAGATTGATAAAATTATAAAAAGAGGTACACCATATGTTCAAGTAATACCTTTTAAAAGAGAAAGTTGGAAAATGACAATTAAAACAAAACAAAAAAACAGTAATTACATGTGGCCTTTACAATTTTTAAATAACTATAAGGATAGAATATGGAACAAAATAAAATGGATTTAGCGAGTGAATTGTTTTATGTCGGTGTCTATAATAACCTTTTGGAAAAGGAACAACATGAGTCCTTAATAAATTTATGTAATTCAAATATCATATTTGAGAAACAAGCTATAATAAATTCTAAATTACAAGATACAAAAAACGAAGAAGTTAGAAAAGTAGACGGTCATTTTTTTACAGATTTTTCATCATCTATGACAGATGTTTTTTGGTACAATAGATTACAATTTTACTTTCTAGACATGTTAAATGTTTATTATGATGAAAGAAAAATGACTACCAAACGATTTGATTGGCATATGGATTTACAATTATTAAAATACAAAGAAGGTTGTTTCTACGATTATCATGTAGACAACGGTGTTGCTACACCTAGAGAATTTAGTTTTAGTTATATTTTAAATGATGATTATGAAGGTGGAGAATTGACGTTTGAATTTAAAGGCAAAGAATATCCAATAAAAAATGTCGCTAATACTTTAGTTATATTTCCAAGTAATTTATTATACAAACACAAAGTAACTAAGGTTACAAAAGGCACAAGATTTGCTGTAGTAGGATGGATGACATGAAAGATTATTTTAAAGTAGATAATTTTATAGAAAAAGAATATTTAAAAATAATATCTGATTATTGTAAAATTAAATTTAGAAATCAAAAAACATTTTTTGGTTCACGTTGGGATCCAACTAGACCAGGCCAAGGAGCCTTTACAAATCACATGGTTAACTTCTATGCAGATCCATTAACAGAAGCTTTGCTCTTGAAACAACATCCAAAAATGGAAGAGGTAACTGGACTAAAATTGTTTCCAACTTATTCGTTTTGGCGAATGTATGTTCAAGGTAGTACATTAGAAAGACACTCAGATAGACCATCTTGTGAAATAAGTGCCACTATTACTATAGATAAAAGCGATGACACAGATTGGCCAATATATATGGATGGCACACCAATATATACAAACAAAGGAGATGCAGCTATCTATAAGGGATGTGAAGTAGATCACTGGAGAGAACCATTAAGAACTGATTGGAACTTACAAGTTTTCTTGCATTATGTTGATGCTAACGGTAAAAATACACAGTATGCATTAGATGAAAGGCACAGAATAGGAGTGCCAGGTCAAGGACGTAACCCATGGTTGATAGAAAATGAAATTTGATTTTGGCGAAAAAGAATTTAAAATAATATTTGCAGACGAAGAGATAGAAATATTAAATAAAACAAAATGTCTAACTTTTGACATGCTTGAGTCTAAGCACATATCAAATGTGTTAGGTAAAGTTTCAGCAGAAATGGCTTTAAAATTAGGCGAAAAATATAATGGTGTTCATACTTTTGAAGATGATCCGCCACTTACCTCAAAAGAACACAAAGAGCAGACACTTAAAAAGTAGTGCTGTTTGGTGTATAATGTCATATGCCTTTAAATAACGTACCAATAAGACCCGGATTTAATAAACAAGTCACTGAAACTGGAGCAGAAGGACAGTGGGTTGATGGTGATAATGTAAGATTTAGATACGGCTTACCAGAAAAAATTGGTGGTTGGGAGCAACTTACAAGTAATACCATGGTCGGTGCTGCAAGAAATCAACACATGTGGAGTGATCTTGATGGTAGGATTTATTCTGTTATTGGCACACACAAAGCTTTAATATTATATTACAGTGGATCGTTCTATGACATAACACCTCTTGAAACAGGTCTAACATCTGCAACATTCACCATAGCATCAACATCCACACCACAAACCATCACTGTCAATAAAACAGGACATGGCTTAGTGGCAGGTGATTTATTTACTTTTACATCTGTAACACCACCGACAGGTTCAGGATACACAGCGGCACAACTTGAAGCTAATCCATTTGAGGTTTTATCTTCAACCACGAATACCTTTACTATTCAGTTTGCAACTGCTGCATCAGGCGTAACATCGGCCACCGGATCAGCGACCATAAATCCTTACGCAGGTTTTGGACCACTCACACAAACATTCGGTTATGGGTTTGGAACAGGACAGTGGGGAGGTACAGTATCAGGAGCAGTGACAGCGACACTTAACGGTGCTATCACAGGAACAACAGGCGGTAATAACGGATCGAGCACCAACATCACATTGAACTCTGTAACAGGTTTTCCAACATCAGGAACTGTTTTAATAGGATCTGAGCTAATAACTTACAGCTCAATATCTAGTAACGATTTAGTTATATCTGCGAGAGGAGCATCTGGAACTACAGCTACCACACACTCTAACTCAGCGGTTGTAACAGACGCATCAAACTTTGTTAGTTGGGGTAACGCATCAGCAACATCTACGGTTGTTCTTGATCCTGCATCATGGTCATTAGATAATTTTGGAGAGCAACTTATTGCTACAAATAAAAACGGTAAAATATTTTCTTGGAATCCTTTACATTCAAACGTTAATGCATTGATTACAAGAGCTGCATTAGTTGCAAACTCACCTACTAAAAATGTAGCGACTATTGTTTCAGAAAGAGACAGACACCTAATAGCTTTAGGAACTGAGACTACAATTGGTGACACGAGCACACAAGATAAATTATTTATCAGGTTCTCAGATCAAGAGACCACCGGATCCTGGACACCTACATCTACCAACACAGCAGGTACGTTTAGGTTAGACTCAGGCACCAAGATAATAGGAGCAGCAAAAGGTAAAGATTATATACTGATCGTTACTGATAATGCAGCTTATGTAATGCAGTTTGTAGGAACACCATTCACATTCTCTATTAGACAAGTCGGATCTAACTGCGGTGCTATCGGTCAACATTCAATTAAATATGTTAATGGTGCTGTGTATTGGATGGGAGCTGCAGGAGGATTTTTTGTTTACGATGGAACTGTAAAATCATTGCCTTGTTTAGTTGAAGACTTTGTCTTTACTACTGGGGGTGACAACCTAGGTATTCAATATAGTTCAGGTGAAATTGTTTATTGTGGATACAATACTTTATATTCAGAATTAAATTGGTTTTATCCAAAAAGCGGATCATCTGTTATTGATCGTGTGGTAACATATAACTATGATGAACAGTTGTGGACAACTGGAACATTAGCAAGAAGCTCTTACTATGATGCATCCTTATTTGAAAATCCTTATGCCACAGAGTTTTCAAAAACAGGAACTCCAACATTTCCAACAATTAATGGCGTGACTTCTGCGAATGGATCATCAACTTATTACGCTCATGAGAAAGGTAATAATCAAGTATTATCAACAGGAACATCCACAGCTATAACATCTTTTATACAATCTGGAGATTTTGATTTAGATGTTGAGGGTAATGGTCAATTTTTTATGAGTATGAAGAGATTTGTGCCAGACTTTAAAGTTCTTACAGGAGATGCTAAGATATCAATATTATTGAAAAATTTTCCTGTGGATAATGAAACATCATCTCCATTAGGACCGTTTACAATAAATAGCTCTACGACTAAAGTAGATACAAGAGCACGAGCAAGATTTGCTAGTTTGAAAGTAGAAAATACATCTGTAAATCAAGCTTGGCGATACGGAACTTTTAGGGCTGATATACAACCAGACGGACAAAGATAATGATGAATGATGAATTTTTAATGGAGTATTTGCAAAATCCAGCGTTACAAAACAAATACGGTAATTATGGAAACTTTCGTTCTTTCATGTTATCACAACAGCAGGACAATAACACTGGTGGTGTAACAGAATTACCAGCACAAAATACAAATGCATTTGATGGTATCTTGCAATTACCTCAAACATTTAGTGAAAAAGCTCAGGGTTTTGTAGAATCAATGGGTGGTGTACGAGACTTGGGTAAAAATATTGTGCTTACAACATTAGCGAACAGAGCCGCAAAACCAAAAGTAATGACACCTATGGTATTAGGTGCACAAGCTCTTGGTGCAATATTACCTAAAGAAGATCCACAAGTAACAGCAGTAAGAAACTATTATAAAGGTATGTATGGTTTAGATGATATAGGTAGAATTCAACAAGGTGAATTAATGGCAGGTTACAATCCTATTAGTGGAGGTGCATTGAAAGCGATCTCTGGAGGTAAGTTTGGTAAAGATATGAATCTTGGTTTGGAGAGAGCGTATAATAAAAGAATTGATGCAATAAACAAAACACTATCTAAGTATCAAGCTAATCCTACTAAATACAAAGACAAATTAGAAAATACAACTTTATTTGATAAAAGAGATGACTTAATAAGAAAAAGAAATCAAGATGCATTAGCTTTACAGCAGATCGCATTACAATTTGCATCTCCTGTGCAAAAAGCTACGATAGCAGACTTTGCTTCTGGATCAATGGATACAGCTGCAGCTATGCCTACACAACCAGGAGCACCTGTAAAAGATCAAGGACCAGTCAAACAATCAAAAATAAATCAACAAAAACAAGCGATTGGTTTACCAGAAAATTTAACAAAAGGTATGGGTGGTCAAAAATATGATGGTGGTTACACTGCCGCTGCAATTGGAAGAAAAAGATAATGGCTAAAATATCTGCATTTGTGCCAGAGCCTAAACCACAATATGATGAGTCTAATCAAAGACAGATCATAGAGGCAATTGATACATTAAAAAATCAACTTAACTTTTCTTTTCAATTTGACTTGAAAGAAGAACAAGATGCGTTTAATTACTTTATGTCATGACAATACAATATAAAAATCAAGGATACAAACAAGCTGATGTAAACAAAAGCACAGTTCTAACTTGTCCAAGTGATGCTACAATTATAGTAAAATCTGTTTATTGTGTAAACAATGATGCATCATCAGGTATTCTAGTAAACATGAATTTAGTTGACTCATCCGATTCTAGCACAGAGTATGAATTTTTTAGAGATGAAGTTGGAGCTAAAACACAAGTCAATGCAACACCAGAAGGTTTAAATTTAGAAGCAGGTGATGCAATAACGGTTCAAGCAGCTACAGGAAGTAACAAGATTCAAGGTGCAATTACTTACGCACTTCTTGATAGATCTCAACAAAATGGCTAGGCAAAAATTTAAAAATTTTATACCAAGACCAAAACCACGTAAACGTCCAAGAAGACATAAAAAAAGATTGTCAAAGTCTGAAAAAAGAGATTATAAAAAATATAATCGACAAGGTAGGTAATGGAGTTAAATATTTTTGCTGATGCTATTGAAAAATATAAGTTAGAGTTAACGGAAGAACAAGTATTAGATTTTTTAAGAATCAATCATAGGTGGAATCATAGAAATTATTTTCCTGTTGAAGTAATTAACAACTTAAAAACAATCGAAACCAAAAGCTTTTATAATATCAATGGAGAGTTTGTATTTGATTCCTGGTATGATTATTTTAAAAAAGGTTTTACAAGCATTATATCTAATGTTTTAGATTTAAATCATGACCTTAGAAAATTTAGAGAGTTTTTGCATAAGCACACTGGAACAGAAATGTGGTGTAACTTTTACTTTTCACGACCAGGTAATACACCAAGTTTCGGTGGACACAAACATGAATATGATGTAATAGTCAAACAGATTTACGGTAAGACTACGTGGCTAATTGGCAAACAAATAATTGTATTACAACCACAAAAAACATTAGTCATACCAAAAGGTTTTGTTCATCAAGTTGTAGACAAGGCGGAGAACAAATTATCTTTAACTATGAACTTAGAATAGGAGTAAAATGAGTGAAATAAAAAAAATACCAGCAGAGGCAAAAGAAGTTATTAAGCATAAAAGAACTGGTAAAGTATACGAATCAAAGGCAGCTTTTGATGCTGACGTAGCTGATACAAACACAGATACGACTGCTGATGATTTTTCACAACACGTGGAGATTACTGTTGCTAAATTAACACTCTTTGGCAAAACAAAAGAATAATGCAACCAAGAGGCGGCACAGAGCTACAGCTTGAAATGCTGTACAAACATTGTGACAATTCTTTGTTGGATAAGTTTCAAATTTGTACATCTATTCCTGGTAAAGTACCTTTGGATCCAAACAAAATTAATATTCTTTGGCAAAAGAATTCTTACGATCAACCAAACCTACAAAGTTTTTTTGCTAATCCAGACAGACATCGTGAATACGAATGGTATATATTTAATTCTCATTGGTGTTATGAAAAGTTTAGATATATTTTTAATGTACCACAAAATAAATCAATGGTTATTAAAAACGGTTGCACCAATTTTCCTACGAGAAAACCTTATGTAAAAGGTAAACCAATAAAAATATTATATAACTCTACACCTTGGCGTGGTTTAAATGTCATGCTTGGTGCGATGCAATATGTAAATAATAAAAATGTTACATTAGATGTTTATTCAAGTACAGAAATTTATGGTAGTGAGTTTAGTAATGCTAGTAAAGGCAAGTATGATCACTTATTTGATCAGGCAAAAACATTACCTAATGTAAATTATATTGGATACAAACCACACGAATACATATTAGAAAATATAACAAACTATGACATCTGGTGTCATCCTAGCATCTGGGAAGAAACATTTTGTATAGGTGCTCTTGAAGCAATGTCTGCAGGACTTTACATGATTACAACAAACTATGGAGCATTATATGAGACATGTGCAGAGTGGCCAGTGTATGTAAATTTTACACAAGATTATAAAAAGTTAGCAGAGACATTTGCTCATGCTATTGATATTTGTGCTGATCAATTAGGAGAACCATACATTGAAGATCATTTAAATGCTCAACAAGCATACGCAAAAAGATTCTATGATTGGAACAAAAAGGGTAAAGAATGGGAAAATTTTTTGAAAGGAGTTATAAGTGCAAAATCTTAAAGACGGTGATACAGAACAAATCATATGGAAAGACAGACCAATGTCTGACAAAGAGAAACCACATTTGTATGTGGGTACACCTTGCCATTCAGAAGTATCTTTGCATTACGTAGAGGCTTTGTTGAATTTGAATAGTGAGTGTTTTCATAGAAAGGTAAAAGCAAACTATTCTATAATTAAATCATCTTTGGTTACACAAGGTAGAAATCTTTGCGTATCTGGTTTCTTAGAAAGTGATGCAACTCACCTTTTGTTTATTGACTCTGATATCAGTTTCAATCCAAAAACTATTTTTAAAATGCTAGATGCAGATAAAGATGTAATCTCCATACCATACCCATTAAAAGCTTTTTTATGGGACAAAGGTTTTGAGGATATAAAAAAAGGATTGATTACAACTCCTGAACAACTATCACAATGTTTCAACTCATATCCTATGAGAGTAGAGGATGACACAGACATAAGAGTTTCTGATGGTGTGATAGAGGTTACTCATAGTCCTACTGGAGCAATGCTCATAAAGAGGTCAGTTTTTGATAAGCTAATCAAAGCATATCCAAATAAAATTATTAAACAAAATACAGTTATTAACAGCAAATTGGTTGAGAAAAAGAATATGTGGAACTTCTTCGATACAATACATGATCCTGTCGAGAAGACATACCTAGGTGAGGATTTTGGGTTCTGTAAACTATGGAAGGATATAGGTGGTAAGTGTCATGCCTATATTAAAGATGAAATAACCCATGTTGGTGAACACTCATATTCTGGTAAGTTTATCGATGAGTTGATCTTGAAGAAGTAAAATGGTAATATTCTCTTTTAAGATCTTAAAAGGAGAATTATAAATAATGCTACAATTTTTGCCTTATGCATTAGCGGCTTATGGGGGCTATCAAGGATACAGATCAGCAAAGGAAGCAGGAGCATCACCGTTAGGTAGACTCTTTGGTGCTGGTATTGGTGCTTATGGAGGTTATAATTTAGGTGCTATGGTGCCTGGAGTAAGCGCAGCAGGTTTTGGTAATACAGCATCAGCAAGTTTTGTACCAAGATTTACACAAACACAAACAGGTAGTCAGTTAGCATCATCAATAGGAATGAGTTCATTAGGAGTACCTTCTCGAGCGCCACAAGGAATGGTTGCACCAGGAAGTCCAAAATTTTTAGCGGCACAACGTTCAGGTGGGGGCACTGGAGCATCGGAAGGCGGAAGTTTAATTGATGTGTTATTTAGAAAAAGAGCTGAGGGCGGTGGTTTTACAGATGAGATTGATCCACTTAAATTAGCTTTGACCACTGGTGGTGGTATGCTTGCGCTAGGTGCTTTTGATAAAGGACCTACTGATATTTACATGCCAGGTTATAACATGAGTTATCTTGAGTTAGCTAAACAAAGAGGTAATTATAAATATATTGACCCGGACACCGGACAAGAAAAAGAATATGAAACCATATACAAACCAGAACAACAAGGTATAGGCAAACCAAGAGTAGGTGCATACTCACTTGATGTAACAAGATTACGAACGGGTGGTATTGCAGAGATAAAAAAATTTAACGAAGGTGGTGTAAATTATTTACCATCAAAAGTTTCACACGATGAAAACGATGCAACAAACTATGTTAGAGCATCAGGTTATGTGGAAGACGGAGCTGGAGTCGGTGATAAAGACGAGGATACAATGTTAGCTCAATTAGCAGACGGAGAGTTTGTAACAAGAGCAGATGGAGTATTAGGTGCTGGAATCATAGCAGGAGCAAATCCTAATAGCATTAAGGACATGAGAGAAAAAGGTGCCCAATACTTCTATCAACAACAAGCAAGATACAAAAGAGTGTTTGATTTATTGAAGGAGAAAAATGGGGACAGTAAGCAAAAAACGAATTAAGCCACTAGTAAGTGTATTACCAATAGAGCCTAAAGATATTGAAAGGTTCTGGCCATTAGCAGAATTTATGGTTGCAGAAGCTTTAGCATTCTCAGGTAAATATTGTGATCCAGAGTTTATATTTAGAGAATTAAAAAAAGATGTAATGCAATGTTGGTTAATGTTTGGTTCAGACGAAACCGAAGAAAATAAAGTTTTTGGTGTTTGTATTGGAAGAATTGCTGAGTTACCAAACTTTAGACAATATGAAATAGTTATATGCACAGGTAAAAGAAGAGAATATTGGGAAGATCAATTAGTAAGAGAAGTAACAGAATTTGCTAAACACAACAAATGTAAGCGTCTCAGCATCATGGCAAGACCAGGTTGGGAAAGAGTTTCCAAAAAATGGGGATGGAAGAAGAGACACGTACAACTTGAGAAATGGATTGAAGCATGAGTTTTTTTGGAGGAGGTAGATCTAGCCCACCAAGCACGCCATCTACACAAACACAAATAGTAAGAGAGGCACCGGGTATAGAGGAAAGAAAAATAGAGTTGATGGATATCGCGAGACAAGTCGCGAACAAACCTATTAATCTACCTGCAATACAAACTGCTGGACCAGGAGCTTTAGAGAGACAAGCTTTTACACAAGCGGGAACTACAGGCGTAGGACAAGCAACAACGACTGCTGGTATTGGACAAGTTCTTCAAGCAGCAGCAAATCCAAACATTCAACAATTTTTTAATCCTTTTCAATCATATGTGATTGATGAAATAAACAGACAGGCTCAACAACAACAAGCTCAACTTGCAGGTCAAGCTGTAAGATCTGGTGCTTTTGGTGGAGGAAGAGAGGGTGTTCAACAAGCAGAATTACAAAAAAGACAATTAGAGGCTGTCGGCAGAGCACAGCAGCAAGGTTTTGGCACAGCTTTACAAGCTGCTCAGAATCAACAGCAAATGCAATTAGCGGCTGGTCAACAGTTAGGTCAATTAGGATTGCAGCAACAAACAATGGCGCAAGGTGATATTAACCAACTTATGGCAGCGGGTGGTGTACAAAGACAATTAGCTCAACAAGCTTTAGATGCTCAGAGAGCTACAACATTACAACAACAATTTGAGCCATTTCAAAGAGCTGAGTTTTTGGCTAATTTATATGCTGCTGGTCCTAAGACACAATCTGGAGTAACAATGGGTACAACACCTTCGCAAAGTCCTTTAGCTCAAGCAGTAGGAACAGGAATAGGAGCATTCGCGGCTTATCAAGGTGCAAAACAAACATAAGGAGCTTACATGAACAAAGTTTTAAATAGGCCCATGTTTCGTAACAAAGCTCTTAACAAAGGTCATTTAAAAGTAATCAAAGCAAGAACAGGAACTATGGTTGGTCAAAATGTTCCTGGTGGTAGAGTTGATTATGTACAAAAGGGTGGTGGATTTTATGATCCAAGAACAAGTAAATTAGTTGGAGGTTTACCAGCAATCAGAGGTCGTGGTCCTAAGATTGGTTTTTTCAGAAAACTTGCATCTGACATAAGAAATGTACCAGGTGCTATTAGAGGTAATCCAATTGATTTTGCAAAAGGCACAACAGCCTTTGGTTTAGGAGGTGGTGTATCAAGATTCATCTCACCCATAGGTATTTATAATGCAATAGATCCTTTTGTCGGACAATACATAGATAATCCATATGCAAGGATAGCTGTTAGCACAGGTCTTACGGGACTAGCTTCTTTAAATCCTTACGCGAGAGCTGCAGGTCTTGCTTATGCGGGTGCACAAGCTGCAAAAAATTATGTCATTGATCCTATATCAAAAAGCATTAAAGATTTTAGAGCAACACCTGTATCTGAACGTGCAGCCTTACCTGATATATCAGGTGAAGCAAGTATGGATGCTATAGGCACATTTGATACACCTTCAGAAGTTGTAGAAAAAGTTCAAACAACAGCAGGTAGAAAAAGAAATATCGGTGGTGGTCGTATAGGTTTTGGAGGTAATAGAAAAAGAGAGCAACTACAAGCAGAGGGTGATGAATTAGTTAAAGATGAATTTGCATCAATTGATGGAACAGCAGACATTCAAAAAATTCAAGAAAAAACTTTAGGAGGTGAGGAGCCACCTGGAGCAGATGGTATAACTAATTATGAGGATACTCAGGCAGAGAATGCTGAGAGAGATCAAGCTATAAATAGATCATTAGCTTCATTAGCTAAAAAGGACGAAAAGAAAAAAGATCCTATAGTAGATAAGCCAGATCCAACAGGATTACCACCAGAAATAACAGGTGTAAATAAATCATTTGATGATGTCATTGCATTGTCAAGAAGATATTTTGATGAAATTGATAAGGGGCAGACATCACAAGCAAAATTAGTATTTCTTGCAAACTTAGCATCAGGACTTTTAACAGGAACAACCAAAAAAGCAGGTATAGGTGGTGCGCTTGAAGTATTTGGACAAGCTATAGGACCAGCTGTAAACAATTATGCTACATTAAAATTAAAAGAAGGTGAGCTAAGACAAAACAGAAGAGAGGCATCATTGAATGCTGCTTTAGATCATATGAAATTTTTAAATGATGCAGCAAAAGCACCTCCAAGACCAGAAACTACACCTGGAGTTATACAGGTAAGAGGAACTGATGGTGTCTTAAGAAATTATAATGGCTTTATTGATAAATTTGGAACAGCATATCTGCCTGGAGGTTTAGTTGGAAATCAACAACAACTAATTCCTGTACCTCAAGGTGGACCAATAACTACCTCAGATGGACAAGTTGTTGGTAGATTTGAAAAATTCCTAGACCAGAAAAACATTAACAAAAGATTATCAGAGATAGAAGATACATTAGGTAATAGATATACTGCTTATTCTGTAACTCTTGATATACTTAAAACTATTAGACAAAAAGATGAGGAAGGTAAACTTGTTCAACCTGGTATAGCTCTAACACTAGATACATATTTAAGAAGAATAGGAAACGCAGCAGCTGATTTAGCAGGCAGAGACTTATTTGCTGAAAACGCAAAAGACGCGGAAAAAACTTTAGAACAGTTGTATCAAGATGAAGTAGATATGATCAATAATGATGTTGATCTTTCAGAAGCAGAGAAGAAACAAGAAATAGAAATGATCGATTTTGAAAAAATCAAAGATCAAAGACGAAGATCACTTGGTAAGAGAGGTTGGTTCTCAGGTTTAAGTGCAAAAGATCAAGAAAAGTTAGCTGTACAAGAAACATCTTTAGTTTATGCTTTAGCTAATACATTTAAAGATCAAGATAGATTAACTCAAAGAGATATAAATGCAGCTAGAGAAATCGTAAACATTTTTGCATTAGCAAGAGGTGGTCAAGATGTAAGAGACTCAATAACTGCGATAGCTAATCAACTTAGAGCAGATATTAGAAGACAAGAATTATTATATACAACAAGCGGTGGGTTGTTCTCAACTATTACAAACTTAAAAGAATTAGCTAAGTATACAGACGAAGGTGCTCAACAAGCAGTTGAGGAAGCGTTTGGTTTAAAAGAAATTGAAGAAACTTTAAAAAGTGTGGATTTATAATGGCTACATTAAAAGAAATACAAGACGCAATAGATAACAAAACTTTTGATCCTAGAAAGTTAAATGCTAGACAGAGAAGAGCGATAGATGCTGCAATTGATCAAGGTTTTCTAAAAGCTCCAAAAACAAATATTATAATTGCACAAAGAGATTCAGCTGCAAGGGATGAAGCTACAATGCAAGAGGCTGTAAAAAATCCAATAGGTGTTAGATTACAACAAGAAGGTAGTAGACTTAAAGGTAGAAACGAAGCAATACTTGCAGGTGATTTGATTGGATCAATTTATCCTTATGTGTCAGATAGAAAAAAAATATTTAGTGCTGCTAAATCAAAAATACCAGGTAACAAAGATACTGGCTTATTTCCAAGATCGAGAATATTTAATAATTTTGCAGATAACTTAACTGCTAGATTACCAGGACGATTTAAATTATTAGGTGGTGTTGCTAAATTATTAGCGAGAGTTGCTGATCCAACAATAGGTCGTGTATTAGCTAGTCAATTAGGAAGAACAGAAATCAAATCTGTCTTGGGCGGAACACTAGGCGCAGGTGTAGGCTCTGTATCTTACGATGCATTGAATGAAACTGCTGGTATTGCGGCCATGGATGCTATCGCTTCAGATCTAGAAAACATGAGTCCAAGAGAAGTTGATACAGATTTAATGGCCAATGCGGCTGATGCTATGTTTACAGCATTAGCTTGGAACGCAGGTGCAGCTACACTTACTCCAATATTTACAAAAGGTTTTGGTAAATTAGGTAGACTTGCAATAGGTGCTAAATCAAAAGATGCTAAACAGCTTGTCAATATTGCAAGAGATAAAGGTTTACCTATACCGTTGGTTATGACTGCACAAGAAGGAGTTGGATTACTAGGTGGCTTTGCAAGTAAGTTTTTTAAAGTTCTTGGTATCATGCCATTTATAAACGGTATTGGTAAAGAAGCCATGCAAGGTGCAGAACAAAAAGCTGGAAAAGAATATTTAAACTCAAGTGTGTTAAATTATGGCCCACTAATAAAAACAGGTTTATTATCTGCCTCTATTTTCAAGCAAGCAGATGAGGCATTTAAACAAAATTCTAAATTAATAAATGACGCGTATACTGGTTTTGAGAAATTAGCAGAGACAATTGGCAATCCAAAAGTAATTGAACTTACAAAATCTAAACAATTTGCAAAAGAAATGGTTGATAGATTAGCTGTAAGTTACCCAGGATTAAGATCTTACGCTACTGATAAGTTTGGCGACTTACCTTTTAAAGATATTGAAAAGCTTTTACAAACAGGAGATCCACTAACAACCTATTATAGATATTTAAATTCTTTAGATGATATGGTTTCACCTTTACAATACAAAGAATTGATGAGAGTGATGAACAGAGCTATTGAACAAACAACTTATCAAAACATAAGACCATCATTATGGGCATTAAGAGAAGGTTTAGAGAACGATTTAAATGCGTTTGGTGGTAAACTAACTAAAGAACAATTTTTCAAAGATCGTGCTTTTAAAGAAGCATATGACAATACTGTGGCCACAGCGGGTAAAGAAGCTGCTGATGCTAATTTAAAAATGCAATTAGATAATGCAAAAAATCTAAAAAATCAACTGTACAGAGCAAACGATACATTTGCTACACTAATGAATTTTTATCAACGTGCAAACATAACAAAAATATTTAGACAATATGATAATACAAAATTTACTAACAAAGCTCTTGCAGGAATAAACGGAATAGAAAGAGGTAAGGCTCAAACTTTCTTTAATGATCTTGCTAATGATGTCTTTACTCACGGTGATAGAACATCATTAAAACAATTAAGACAATTATTAGGTGCAGATAAAATAGTATCAAGAAAAACTGGACAAGAAATAGGTATAACAAAAGGTGGTGGACAAGCGTTATATGATGCAATGAAAGCAAGATGGTTTTTTAATACCTTCTATAGGAGCTTTGATTCTACGTTACAACCTGGTGGTAGAACAATGGTTGATGACATCATGGGTGACTCCATGGTGCGAACAGGTTTAAACGGGACTGTTGATGTAATGCAATCTATGCAAAAGGTTGCAAGAGAAGCTGGTGAGGACATTCTTGATTTTAGCATTGATAAAGTTCGAAGAGGCGATGGTATTCTTGATGCACAAAAAATTAAATTTAGTCCAAAAGATACATCTAGATTTAATATAAATAGGTTTCTAAGATCGTTAGGAATAGATAATCCTTTAAATGATGTAAGAAAAGAGGCTGTAACTGAAATGTTAGGTGGTAGAGCTAAAGCAGCAGAGTTTGAAAAATTTATTACTTATATGAAAGCTGTTTCTGATACACCTATTGCTGATACATCAACCTTTATGCAAAGAAGATTACAACTAGGTGGTTTAAATTCTTTTGCAGGAGCAATGGTGCTTGGTGGTTCTGCTGCAATCAATCCTTTTGCACCTGCATTATTTATTTTGTTAGCAAGAAGATTCGGTCAAATAGTAACTGATCCTGTCGCTATGAAAGCTTGGAACGATGCTTTAAATCCAGATGAACAAATAAGATTATTGATGGGTAAAAAAGTTGGTGATGGTGTGCCTGGATTATTAGGGTTAGGAAGAAGATATTTTAAAGGAAGAGATATTCAAACAGCAGCTAATGTTTTACAATCTCCAGGTGTTGTAGGAAGATTGGGACTTACACAAAAAAGAGAAGCCTTTGCAAGATTGATGAATTATTTAAATGATAGTGATAAAGACATACCAAGAATTAATCCTAAAGATGTTTCACCAGAACAAATAACAGATAGATTATTACAACTTGATAGTAAAGTTCCAGATCCACAATACAATGATAAGACTTTACCAAAAAATACAACAGAGACATTGTTTGCACAAGATTTATTAGATAGCTCAGGTAGTGTTGAAACAGATAACAATGCAGTCGCTTTCTTACAACGAGCAACGAACAACGAAGCTGAATTAGAAGCTGAGGAAGCTCCTGTTGTTAAAGAAGAGGAGACTATGATCACAGATGACATTGAATTAGAAAACCCAGTAATTCAAAATGAATTAGCAAATATACAACCTTCTACAGCAGAGAACAAAGTAAATGCAAGAGACTTTCAAGTATTATTTCCAAATGATGCAACTGGAGCTGCTATTGCACAAAGGAAGGGTCAACGTGGCTAGAGATAACGCATTACAGAAAATAGAATCACATGAGAAACTTTGCAGAATAATGCAAAAGCAAACTCAAGATGATATAAAAAATTTAAGAACAGACATAGCTAGAATAGAAAAAATCATGTTGACATCTGCAGGCGTATTAATTACTGGTATGGCGGGAGTTATATTAGTATTAATTACAAAAGTCTGGTGAAATTAAATAAAAAATATCCATACAAACATTACAATAGATTTTCAGATACTACTGGACGTAAGTATCTTGTTGACAATGTAAAAGTTCCTTCAGTAACCACTATCTTAAGTGCCACAAAAGATATGAGACAACTTAATAATTGGCGTAGACGAGTTGGTGATCAAGAAGCTGATCGTATTATGAAACAAGCATCAAATATTGGAACAGAAATGCACCAGGTGCTAGAATATTATCTTACAGGTCAAGGTTATTACAATGCAACTGATGAAGGCACAAAACCAAGAATGATGGCCAAAACAATACTAGACAATATAAAAATTGATGAGGTGTGGGGTAATGAAATAAGTCTTGAATATCAAAATAAATTTGCAGGCACATGTGATTTAACCGCTGTTGCTTACGGTAAACCAAGTATAATCGACTGGAAACAAACAAATAAGCCAAAAAAGGAAGA